CACCACTTGGACAAGCATCTTCATATTCAAGAACTGATACCACAATTACTTCATCACAACAACCAATAGCAGTATTTTGCGTTACATCAGGTGCTCCAGAAACAATCGATCTTGATGCACTAAGAATCGTTCTTCCACCACAGAGAACACTTACAATGGCAATTTCATCTGACTCTAATTTACAAAAAGCAGATTGTAGTGTGACATTTATTGAGGACTGATTTTTATGAGTGATGTATATCTTGGTAATCCATTATTAAAAAAAGCAAATACCCCCATCGAATTTACTCAAGAGCAAGTTCTTGAATTTGTTAAGTGTAAAGACGATCCAGTATATTTTGCACAAAACTATATAAAAATTGTTTCTCTTGATGAAGGTTTGACACAGTTCAAACCATATCACTTTCAAGAAAAACTTATTAATAGGTTTCACGAAAACAGATTTAATATCTGTAAGATGCCACGACAGACTGGCAAAGCTTTATCATTAGATACTCCAATTCCAACTCCAAATGGTTGGACAACTATGGGGGATCTTAAAGTTGGAGATAATATTTTATCACCAACTGGAAATTGTGTTTCAGTTGTGATGAAAACTGAAACTATGTATAATCACGATTGTTATAAAATAACTTTTGACAATGGTGAAGAAATAATTGCAGATGCTGATCACTTATGGGAAGTTAATAGTTCATATTGGAGGACGGGAAAGAAAGTTATAACTTCTAAGGATATATACGATCAATATCAATCAAAAACAAAAAATAAGAAAGGAAAAGGAGTTCAGGGATCTTTATTTGTAGACAAATCAAAACCAATTAACTTTGTAAAAAATACATTGAGCATTGATCCATACCTTCTTGGTGTTTGGTTAGGTGATGGATATTCTTCTGATGGTAGAATCATTGCTCATAAAAATGATTTTAATTTTTACAAAGATAAATTTGATGTAGAATATGAAAAGGAATGTGATAATTGTATTAGATTTAAAATTAGAAATTTATATTCTAAATTAAAAAACTATAATTTAATTAAAAATAAGCATATTCCATTAAAGTATCTTCGTTCTTCTTATGAAGATAGATTAAATCTTCTTCGTGGTTTAATGGATACTGATGGATATATTAAAAAAAATAGCAGATCATTTGAATTCTATCAAAAAAATTATGATCTAATCTTACAGGTTGTTGAGTTGCTTTCTTCTCTTGGTATAAAATCAAATATAAGAAGAAAAGAAATTAAAGGAAATTATTACTATACATTATCTTTTTCAACTAAAGAAAGAGTATTTAATCTTCCAAGAAAAATTTCAAGTATTGATTTAACAAAATCTGAAAGAAAACAAGAAGGTAGACATTACATTCATAAAATAGAAAAAGTTGATAGCGTACCTGTTGCTTGTATACAGGTTGATAGTGAAGATCACTTATTTTTGTGCGGTAAAACTTTTATTCCTACACACAATTCAACTACTGTTGTATCTTATCTACTACACTATCTTATCTTTAACGATAGTGTCAATATTGGTATTTTGGCAAACAAAGCAGCGACTGCAAGAGAATTGTTACAGAGACTTGCAACTGCTTATGAAAACTTGCCCAAGTGGATGCAACAAGGTATTATATCATGGAATAAAGGTTCTATTGAGTTAGAAAATGGCAGTAAGATATTGGCAGCTTCTACATCTGCGTCTGCTGTCCGAGGTATGTCGTTTAACATCCTCTTTCTCGACGAGTTCGCGTTCGTCCCGAATCACATTGCTGACTCGTTCTTTGCCTCTGTTTATCCTACTATTACTTCTGGTAAAAGCACGAAAGTAATTATGGTTTCTACTCCTCACGGAATGAACCATTTTTATCGTTATTGGCATGATGCAGAAAAAGGCAATAACGAATATGTACCTACCGATGTTCATTGGTCAGAAGTTCCTGGTCGTGATTCAAAGTGGAAAGAACAAACTATTGCAAACACCTCCGAACAACAGTTCAAGGTGGAGTTTGAGTGTGAGTTTTTAGGTTCTGTTGATACTTTAATTGCACCATCAAAACTTCGTTCGATGGTTTATGATAATCCTCTTACAAGAAATGCTGGATTAGATATTTACGAACATGTAGTTGATAAGCACGATTATATTATTACTGTTGATGTTGCTCGCGGGGTTAGTGAAGATTACTCCGCTTTTGTTGTGGTTGATATCACAGAGTTCCCACATAAGGTTGTAGCAAAATATAGGAACAATGAAATAAAACCAATGTTGTTTCCCAATATTATATACGAAGTTGCAAAGAACTACAACGGAGCATATATTCTTTGCGAAGTCAATGATATCGGGGACCAGGTAGCATCCATTCTTCAATATGACCTAGAATATCAGAACTTGCTGATGTGTTCTATGAGAGGTAGAGCAGGTCAAATTGTTGGACAAGGGTTTTCTGGTAAGAAAACACAATTAGGCGTTAAAATGTCTAAAACTGTCAAGAAGGTTGGTTCTCTTAATCTCAAAACAATGATTGAAGAGAATAAACTCATCTTCAATGACTATGAAATTATTTCAGAACTGACTACTTTTGTTCAAAAACATAACTCATTCGAAGCAGAAGAGGGTTGTAATGATGACTTGGCAATGTGCCTCGTCATTTATGCTTGGATGGTAGCACAAGACTACTTTAAGGAACTTACTGATCAAGATGTTCGTAAGAGATTATATGAAGAGCAGAAGAATCAAATTGAACAAGATATGGCACCATTCGGTTTTATGGATGATGGTTTAGGGACAGATAGTTTTGTTGATGCTCAAGGAGACCGTTGGTCAAACGCATCAATTGGAGAATATGGCGATATGTCCTATATGTGGGACTATATGTAATGGACTTAGATGGTCAGATAAAACTTGGTCATTTACTTCTCAATGATAGAAAATGTAGAAATTGCGGTCAGGTCAAAAACCTAATAGATGGGTTTTACAGAATAAGAAAGGGTGGATCGTTACCATCTTCATATTCCTATGAATGTAAACAATGCACTATTAGTAGAGTAAGAGAAACTAGAAAGAAAAAGACAGACGATAAATGGGAATATCCTGACTGGTAGGGTGTTCATGCAGTGTTTCCCGTCTGAAAAGTAGGTTTTTAATAAATATTTTTTAGATAAACTGAGATTACGGAGAACAAAAACATGGCGACTCCTCAATTATCTCCAGGCGTACTAGTCAGGGAGGTTGATTTAACTGTAGGAAGAGCTGATAATGTATTAGATAACATTGGAGCAATTGCGGGTCCCTTTGCACTTGGTCCAGTCGAAGATCCAATTGATATTACCACAGAACAAGAACTCATCAATGTTTTTGGTAAGCCTCTTTCAACAGACGCACAATATGAGTATTGGATGAGTGCTTCCTCATTCCTTTCATATGGTGGCGTTCTTAAGGTCGTAAGAGCAGACGGAACTACCCTCAATAACGCAAATGCTGGCGTTGGTATGGCATATACCACTAGCGTCAAGATCAAAAACTTTGATGACTACGAAGCAAATCACGCTGACGATATTGCCGAGTATGTCTTTGCTGCAAAGAATCCAGGTTCTTGGGCAAATAACTTAAAGGTCTGCATGATTGATGATGCAGCAGACCAAATTATTGGTATTACTACTACTGACCCAGGTGCTGCAGGTGCAGTAGTTGGTTATGGCGTCACTACTGACATCAGTGGCAGTGTTATTCCTGGCGTTGGTGGAACAACATCTTTCACTGGATATCTGAAAGGTATCATTACTGGTGTTACTACTTCATCAACTACTGGAAACAGTTCATTTGATGTTAAGATTCTCTCAAGAGTTTCTACTGCTTCTACAGATAATGGAACTGCATATCCAATCACATATGCTCAGGGCAATTCAACAGCAGAACTTCAAGCATCCGATGTTATTTACTTCACAAATAACTCTGGCATCAGCACAGGAAATGGAAGCGTAACCACTGCTGCTTCGAAGAAAGATTGGTATGATGATCAAACACTCTCACTGACTAATTCAGTTGTTTACTGGAAGTCACTAGCACCAAAACCAGTAACAACTGGATATGCTGCTGCAAGAAGTGGCAAGAATGATGCTGTTCATGTTGTCGTTATTGATGACACTGGAAGTGTTACAGGTATTCAAGGCAATTTACTTGAGAAGCACTTGAATATGTCTAAAGCATCGGACTCTGTATCCGACACCAATTCTCCACAGAAAAACTTCTGGAAGAATTATCTTGCACTGAATTCTCAAAATGTTTATGTTGGTGACAACCCATCAACTGGTAATGACTCCTATAACAACACCACTCCACTTGCAACTGGATTCCAAAGTGATGGATATACTCCAATCACTGAAGCTGCTGGAATGTGGAATCAGAAGGTACAAGGAGTAACATTTAGTGCTCTTGGAAATGTATCATATACATTCGGTGGTGGAGTTGATTACTCTGCATTGAATGGAATGACCGCATCTCTTGGTGGTCTTAAGACTGCATATGACTTGTTCTCAAATGAGGATGAAATTGCAGTTGATTATCTGATTATGGGTCCTGGACTCACTAATAAGTTTGAGTCTCAAGCAAAAGCAAATCATTTGATTGCACTTGCAGGACAGAGAAAAGACTGTATGGCAGTTGTTTCTCCACATAGAGCAGATGTTGTAGATGTCACTAATACTGACACTCAAACCAATAACATCATTGAGTTCTTCTCACCACTTTCTTCTTCATCATATGCAGTATTTGACAGTGGTTATAAGTATACTTACGACCGTTTCAACGATAAGTTCCGCTATATTCCTTGCAATGCTGATGTTGCAGGTCTGATGGTTCGCACCTCAATTAATGCTTATCCTTGGTTCTCTCCTGCTGGACAGCAAAGAGGCATTCTGAACAATGCAATCAAACTTGCATATAACCCAAGCAAAGCACAAAGAGACCAACTGTATCCACTGAGAGTTAACTCTATTGTTAATCAACCTGGAACTGGTGTCCTTCTCTTTGGCGATAAGACTGCTCTGGCATATGCATCTGCATTTGATAGAATTAATGTTCGTCGCCTGTTCCTCACTGTTGAGCAAGCACTCGAAAGAGCAGCAGAAGCACAACTGTTTGAGTTAAATGATCAGATTACAAGAGCAAACTTTGTTAATATTGTTGAACCATATCTGCGTGATATTCAAGCAAAACGAGGAGTTTATGGATTCCTTGTTATCTGTGACGAAACAAATAACACCCCTGATGTCATTGATAATAATGAGTTTAGAGCAGACATCTTCCTGAAGCCTGCTAAGTCTATCAACTATGTCACCCTTACCTTCGTTGCTACCAGAACTGGCATTAGCTTTGAAGAAGTTGCAGGTAGAGTTTGATTTTAGATTATAAATTACTAAAGGAGGAAACTAACAATGGCACAAATTCCAACTCGCGGAATCTCAGCTTTTAAATCAAAACTTATCGGGGGTGGCGCACGTCCTAATCTTTTTGAGGTGGACGTGACTTTCCCAACTGCAGTAAACCTTGGAGTTCAAGGTGACGGCACTGGCCAGTTCGATTCTGAAAACTTCAGATTTCTGTGCAAAACTGCAGCACTTCCTGGTTCAAATGTTACTCCTATCGAAGTTCCCTTCAGAGGTCGCACTCTGAAGGTTGCTGGAGATAGAACCATTGAACCATGGTCTGTTACTATCATCAACGATGAAAACTTCTCACACAGAAGAGCATTTGAGGCATGGATTCAAAACATGGCTCAATATGGAGACCACTCTGGTCTGACAAACCCTTCCGATTATATGGGTCAAGCAATTGTCTATCAACTCGGTAGAAGTGAGTCAGTTCAGCAAGGAACCAATACAACGGGTAACGATTCAAGAATTCTTGCCCAATATCGTTTTATTGATATTTTCCCAACTTCGATTTCACCTATCGATCTTTCTTATGATAGTGAGAATGCAATCGAAGAGTTTAGCGTTGACTTCCAAGTTCAGTACTACTTCCCCGAAGCACCTGGAACTGGAGCTTGATAAATAGTTTGAAGAAAAGTTCAGACCTTAAATAATGGCAAAACTCTTTGGTTTCTCAATTGAGGATAATAACCAATTACCACCCTCTGCGGTCTCACCCGTTCCTCCAAATAACGAGGACGGGTCTGACCATTATTTGAGCAGTGGGTTTTTTGGTTCATATGTAGATATTGAAGGTGTGTATCGCACCGAGTTTGATCTTATCAAGAGATATCGTGAGATGGCACTACACCCAGAGTGTGACAGTGCTATTGAAGATATTGTAAATGAAGCTGTAGTATCTGACACCAATGATACTCCTGTTGAAATCGAACTTTCAAATTTAAATGCCAGTGATGGCATCAAAAAGAAAATTAGACAAGAATTTAAGCATATTTTAGATCTTTTAGATTTTGATAAGAAGGCGCACGAAATTTATAGGAATTGGTATATCGACGGTCGTTTATATTACCACAAAATTATTGATTTTAAAAATCCTCATGAAGGTATTCAAGAATTAAGATATATTGATGCTCTTAAAATTCGTTATATTCGTCAAACAAAAAAACAAAATAAGGATATTCGTCTAGCAAATATTCAGTCGGGAAATCCTCTTGAATATGAATTTCCCGAAATTGAAGAATACTTTGTATATAATCCAAAGTCAACATATCCAGCAAACAATCCCAGTTCGATGACTGGTGGAAACAAAGGCATTAAAATTGCAAGAGATGCGATTACATATTGCACTTCTGGACTTGTAGATAGAAATAAGGGATCAACACTTTCTTATCTTCACAAAGCAATCAAGTCTCTCAACCAGTTGAGAATGATTGAAGATTCTCTGGTTATCTACAGATTGTCACGCGCACCCGAGCGTAGAATTTTCTACATTGATGTTGGCAATCTTCCTAAACAGAAAGCAGAACAATATCTTCGTGATGTTATGATGAGATATCGTAACAAACTTGTTTATGACTCAGCAACTGGCGAGATGCGTGATGATAAAAAGCATATGAGTATGCTTGAAGACTTCTGGTTGCCTCGTAGAGAAGGTGGAAGAGGAACTGAAATTTCCACACTTCCTGGCGGACAAAATCTTGGCGAAATTACTGATATCAAGTATTTCCAAGATAAACTTTATCGTTCTTTGAATGTTCCGACTTCTCGTATTGGTGGAGATGGTGGATTTAATCTTGGACGCTCTTCAGAAATTCTAAGAGATGAGGTCAAGTTTAGTAAGTTTGTTGGACGCTTGAGAAAAAGATTCTCAAATATGTTTAATGATATGCTCAAAACTCAACTCATTCTTAAGAATATTATTACTCCAGAAGATTGGGAGAAGATGAGTGAGCACATTCAATATGATTTCCTTTATGACAATCATTTTGCAGAACTCAAGGAAACAGAACTTTTGAATGAAAGATTGGGTATGGTTCAACAAGCAGAACCATATGTAGGCAAGTATTTTTCTCAAGATTATCTTCGCCGCAAAGTTCTTCGTCAAACTGACCAAGAAATTGTTGAGCAGGATACTCTTATTAAGAAGGAGATTGAATCTGGTATTATTCCCGATCCAACTCAAATGCAGATTGACCCAGCAACTGAGCAACCAATTGGAGCAGGTGGCATGGATTTAGGTCAACCAGTTATGGAACCTGAAATTAATGCATCATCAGTTGAACCACCATCTGGTGGAGAGATTTAATAAATAGATTTAAGTTATTGATTTAAAACTAATGGATGAATTAATGGACATGATTATTTCTGATGAGAGTCCGTCAAATGTGACTGATAAAATTAAAGATATCCTTTTTGCAAAATCTGCAGAAAGAATCGATATGATTAGACCCGTTGTTGCTTCAAATATGTTTGCCTCGGGAGACGAAGTTTCTTCTGGTGATGAAGAATAATAAATAACTAATAAAGTATTTTAATAATACAATGACAAGAACATTATTATCAGGAGAAGGGTCTGAAGTTGCATTGAATATTGCTACTACAGTAAGTAACGCAACTGTAGTTAGAGTTATTAACCTTTCTGGAGGTGACGCTACTGTTAGTGTTGCCAAAAGTACAACTACTGGGTATGCAAGCACTGCTACAGTGACTCTTCCTGATAATCACATTGAGTTTTTTGAGAAGGGTCCAAATGATATTATTTCTGCATCTGCAGCAACAGTTAAAGGATTCAAAGTAGGTTTCACCGCATAAAAAAATGAAATTAATCAGAGAAGAAATCGAAAAGGTAGAAGTTATTACCGAAGAGAAAAACGGTAAAAAGACTCTTTTCATTCAAGGACCTTTTCTTCAGACAGA